CACCTAAAGCATTATTATCTTTGATTGGACCTTCCATATATTTTTCCATTTCTCTTTCAAGAATTTCTCTTTCATAGATACGACCATTATGGTTTTTAACACCAGCTCTTTGGATGATACCTTCTACCATGAGAGGTCCACCAGATTTAATTGATGACTCTATTAAGAGTTTATCAACCTTTAATGGGATTATATCTACGATTAAATTGCTCATTTTCCTTGTCCTCTATAAGTTTTTTTGTATAGTTTAGAAGTTTTATGTTTACTACTTTTAGTCTTAGCATGTACACCAGGACGGTTTACCTTGTTGCTTTTAGGACCAAAATCGAATGCACTAATTTTTCTTGCCATAACTTATTTATTTTATTTCTTTATACCCCATATAACCTTTTTTCTTTTTTCTTTTGTTATTACCAAAAGCATGGGGGGTAGCATATGCTTCACCAGAACCTGCACTTACTGTGGTGCCCGTACCAGTGACATTTGCTTCATCAATTCCTGATTTAATAAGTTCACGAATTAATTCTCTTAGTTGATCTATATTCATTATTGAGCAGATTTAAGTTCATTAATTAACTCGTAATAATTAAGAAGATTAATTACATTATCATCGTGAACTGAGGATTTTTTACATAAAGGTTTAATCAAGTTTTTAACTTCAGTAAGTTTGATTTTAGTAACTTGATCAGTATTTTCTGATAATATTTCAATTTCAGCTTTTATTTTAGTAATTTCTTCGTTAATGAAAGACTTAAGTTTAGGGCTGTTTGAGACATTATAAACATACTCTTTAAGTAATATTCTTTGGTTATCTGCTAATCCAGAATATTTTTCGTTGAACTTTTCCATTAACATTTTATATGTTAATGCTCTAGTTTCTTTATCAAATTTTTCATATTCTTCCATAACAATTTCCTTTTTAGGTTTGTTTAGGAGATTTTTATTTGTAATATGTTCTAAAATAGTTACTTTAGAATCTACAATAGACATAGGGTTTGCTTCTTTGTTCTCTAATAAATTATATACGCTAGCGTATATTTTATAGTTAGGAACTTTAGCCTTAAAGAAATCTTCAATATTGTAAATTTCTTTAATTTCTCTAACTAAATTGTATCTTTCTCTTCTTAAAACAGACTTGTTAAGTTTAGAGTGAGCGTCTACTAAAGTTTCAATGAGGACCGCAGCATTTGCTTCTTTCTCAAATCTTTTAGTAAGTAACGCATTATATATCTGATACTCTTTTACAAGAGCAGAATTATTACCAAAAAATTTTCTTAAGATACCTACAGCCTTTGGTTGGGAGTTTGAAATAGTCTCCGAGGTGATTTGTCTCGTCAACAATTCAAATAATATCCCAGTATTTTTGTACTTGGAGTGCTTAGGTTTCATGCATGAATTGATTTATTCCTATATAAATATGTAGGGGGTTCTGAAAGATTACTCTTTTATAATGTTTTTTTCATCTAACATAGATGATTTACCCTCTTCGCTTAATAATTGTTTACCTTTCATTCTTCCTAAGGATAATTTCTTAAGGAGCCTTGAATTTTCTTCAAGAGATAATGCAGAAACATTGTTAGTTCTATCGGGGCTATCATCAGCTGTCATACCAGATTTACCAAGTGGATCTCTACTAAAGTTGCTTTGGTCTGTGCCAAAATCACTCAGCTTAGTTTTGGGGCGTCCTGGTTCGTTTTCATCATACCCGTCAGGGATATCTTTAATATGTTTATCACGCTTAGTAGCATACATACCTGCTAAATCGTGTGGTGTACCATATGATTCACCGGACTCTAAAGGATCGTTACCTTCATTTTCTATCTGGTTTAAACGGAATATGTGAGCAGCATCATCAAGTGCTCTGTTTCTTTCATGTTCCATTTCTTTGTCTGATAGATTGAATACATTTTTATATACAAAATCAGTAGATAAAATCTTTTTATCAGCAATTGAATTAGCTAATTCAACTTTAGATTTATATAGTTCAGTTTTTTCTTGTTCGAATACAATTGAAGGACCTGTAAGTGACAATTCAAAATCTACTAAATCTGAATCTGTAAATCCTTGAGTATATAAGTGAACAAGGGCAATTTTCTGGAGTTCAGAGACAATTGTTCTTTGTAAGCGCTCAATTGTGCGAGCAAAACGGATATCCATAGCAGCCAATGTTGATTTACCCTCAAGGTTTTCATCGTATCCCAAGAATGCTTTTGGAATCTTAAGAGCGGCTAACATTCGATTCTTTAAGTATTCAATATCAGTTGTGCCATCATAATCAAGACCTTTTGTAGTTTCAATCTTAGTTGATGAATCGTTACCTCTAACCGGGATATAGAAATCCTCAGTCATATTTTGAATGTTGAATTTTAAATTATAGTCGCCAGTGTTTTGATCCACATATGGAGTCTTTTTCATTTTGGCAACTGTTTTCTCCATAAATTGGTCTATTTCTTGTGGAGGAATACCTCCTACGTTCATGTAGAAAATTCTTTTTTCTGGTGCGCGCATAATTCTGTGAATAAGCATTGCATCTTCCATCAAAATTAATTGCTTAAATACCTTACGAGCGGGTTCCAGGTATGAACGGCCGTAGGGGAGGTAGTTGGCATCTGATAATAATCTAAAGTGGGCAACCTCGTAATTTTCGAGTTTCATTTGATCACTTCTTCGGGCACTATAGGTTTGACTTTGTGATAGGCCGTTGGGATCTAATACAAACTGTACATAGCTAGGATTTTCGGGATCCATACCTTCTTCTCTTACTACCTGATATACAGAAAGTGGTAAAGCATTATATACACCAAATTTTTCAGATATCTGTAAGTGGAGATAAAAATCACCATATTTACACATTTGACGAACCCATGAAGGTAAGTTAAATTCAACATTTAATACATCATAAAATAAATTATGAAGCACACGCTTTACATTATCATTTGATGATTTAATAGTTAATACATCTCCATACTCATTTTTAAGGGTTGCCTCTTCTGATATGATATCAAGAGCAGGTGCTATTAAGGAGTCATAATCCATTGCTTCATAATCACTATACAACTGAAGTCTCATAGAAGAGTAATTCAGTGTAGGGTTATATTGAAGAGAAGATCCTACGGGTCTATGTAGTCTTGTAAATCTATCATATAAGGAATTTGATTCTAAATTCCCATACTTTTGGATACGATCAGTATCCATTATCTTAAGTTGATCACCTCCAACGTTTCTAATAATAACGTCGTTAGAAAATAACCTCCTTAATCGTGTAAATAAGCTAGTATCTGCCATATTTATGGTTTATAATGTGTGTATAAATATCTAACCCAAAAGCCAAGACAAATCTTCGTCTTTTCCTCCTACTTTCATTTTGTAGGCCTGTTTGGGATCATTAATTTGTGTGCTGCTAAAGAATGGATTATAATTTGCTTTGCTAGTATTCGCAAGCATTGCTTTAGTTAAGTCAACGCCGTGTTGAGCAAATTTGAGTGCAGTATCTCGCACGTAACACGCAGTAGCTATGGACATAATTAGGTCATCATTGTACCCAGTTTGAGCTTCTGGACGACCATTTTTCCATACAAATGTTTTTAACTCATCTAGTGTACGTCTTGAGTTAATTTGAATACTTTGTTCTTTAATATATGCGTCTAATTTTGCTATAGTTAGCGGTCTAGTTCTAAGTGACATAGTAAAACCAGGTACCATTTTCGACTTATCTATCAAATCATATCCTTTAGCAATGTATGCTTCAGCATCGCGGGTAAATTTTTCGTCTTTAGGACTGTAATAGAGATTTTCATATCCCATATCAATTACCTCTTGAATTGTGGCCCAACCAATATTTGCATTTTCAATTACAAGTAATGCTTTATTGTATTCGTTTGCTATATTGTATAATATTCTACCAAAATCTTTTGTTGGGATTTGATCTTTAAATTCAGCTACTTGTGTTGAAGTTTCAATGTCTATAATATGGAATGCTGAGTAATCTTTTGAGTCACCTCTAGCGACGTCAGCTACAACCATATACTGTCTTGTATAGTCTGGGTATTCCCAAACCCATAGGCTACTATTTATGCCCCTTTTTTCTAGTGGGTCTTTTAAAGTTGTAGTTTCTATATAATTTAATATTTCAGGAGGGAATACTGTATCACCCGAGGTTGTAAAATCACAATCACACTCTTGTGCCGCCATTCTATCCCCTAATTCATCATCTTGTTTATCTCTCCATTCTTGGTTTCGTTCTGGGTGTACAGTCCATGGTAATCTAATAGGTGTAAACCCACTAGTACCATCTTGTGCTTTAGTCCACATTCTATGGAACCAGTTACCTGTACCATTGGGTGTAGATAATATAATTGCTCTACCACCCGTAGCAAGTGTTTGTTGGGCTGAACCCCAAATTTCTTCAATTCGATTTTCTTCAATAAAAGCCCCCTCATCAATTACTAGAAGAGAAATGGCTTCTGATCTACCAGCATCGCCTGCTGCAGATACTGCTTTAATTTGGGAACCATTTTTAAGTCGTAATGATAATCGGTTATTTTCCATTGTTGGTAATTTTAACCAACTGGGTAACTGATCGTACATAAATCGTACTTTAGTTACTAGGTTTTTAGCTGTCTCTTGTTTTGTTGCTATTACAAGGATGTTTTTATCCTTTTGAAATAACATCATGTGTAAAGCTATACCTGCTGAGAGTGTCGAAATACCAAGCTGTCTTGATTTTAAGATTACTGACTTATCGTGTTTATTTAATAGACCTAATACTTTTTCTTGGAAAGGGTATAGGTTAAACTGGGTGCGACCTCTTGTTGGGTGTTGTATCCAACAATATTTTTTCATAAAATAAACAGGATCGCTTGCTGATTTAACAAATTCCTGCTTTATGATTGATTTTATATCTGCCATCGTATATACATACTAACAAAAAAGGGGACCTATTGGTCCCCTAATTTTTATATTGTTGTTATTACAACTTATCTACGTCCTTTTTTACAGTGACTTTAAGCGCATATTTATTTTTACCAATTTTCCTTGCTTCATATTTAGCAGCCTCAAAATCATCAATAGTTACAAATTCGCTCGGGACTTCTCCTTTAATTTTTTCATTATCATCAATAAACGTATATTTTAGTACGTCACCTGCTTTTGGATCTTTACTTTCACCACCTCCATCTAAAAACTGTTCTACGGCTATTTTTAGAGTTTTTTTATCTTTAGGATCTAAACCTTCTTTAAGGCTTAGCTTTTCTTTTAATTCACTTTCAGTGATTAAACCAGCTAATTTTTGCATACGTAGTAATTCTTTGTTCATTTTTAATTATATTATTTTGTTATAGCTTGTCCTATTAAATCACCTTTTTGATTTACAGAGTAAACAAACTCAAGATCTGGTGTATTACCTTCACCTGGGCTTACGTCTGATACTCTACCCCCCATTTTAGCAACAACTTGAGCGATTTCTTTTGCTGCTTCTAAATCCATCATAAGATCGTCGTAGTCTTGACTATCTTTATCAGCAAATGCAAGTTCATCTTTAAGTTCGTCCATGACATTTACAGGGGGGTTTTCATCATATCCACTACCAAATTGTGATATACGGAAAAACTTACCATCTCCAACAACATTATATGCGTGGGTTCCTGGTGTAAATTGATTCAGAAAGGCATTACCTTCATTTTCGTTAAGACTTAGTTTTTTTTTTGAATATCACTTTCAGTGATTAAACCAGCTAGCTTTTGGAAGCGAAGTGTAGATTCATTAAGACCTTCAAAGCGCAAGTTATCTTCTTCTAATTCTACTTCATCAACAGCGGCATCAATAGTATCTTCATCAATAGGAGCATCTTCGTCTACTACGGTTTCTTTTTTTCTACCACCAGCTGCTTTGTCGTATTCTTTTTGAAGTTTGGCTTGTGCTCTTTCGAGTTCTTTAAGTTGTTTGCGAACTTCTTTAACAGCGTTTTTATCCATCATATCTCTGAATTCGTTGTCTTCGTCAATGCGAGTCAAACGGCCGTTAGTTTCTTCAATCATTTCAGCAACAGCAGCAAGTTTAGTTTCAAGTGAGGCAACGCGTCCTTGATTTTCAATTTCTTTCATCTTTTGAGCTAATGGATTTTTAGCTTCTTTGATTACTTTTTTAATATATTTTTCTAATTCACTCATAGTGGTTTTACTTTCTGAAAATGGATCGCTTAGATCAATGTCGCCTCCTAAGCCTAAGGCATCTAAGTCAGCCATTGGATCATCTGACATGTCAAATTCTGCGTCTCTTCTCTTTCTACCTCTAGTTTCAGGGGCATCTGGATCACGAGTTGGTTCCATTGATTTTTTAAGCTGTGAAGTTAAAGTAATTAAACCTTTCATTTCAAGTGCTTTTAAAAATTTATTTGCTTGTGCAGGACTGTTATATGAAGTATTAGCAATAATGTCTTTGGAAGTAAACCCATCTGGGTTAACCATTGCTGTAGCTAATGCTTTCATTTCCTCAGGTGTAAAACGCTTTTTAGGACGTTTTTGACCAGGTGATTTATATTTTTTAAGAACATTATTTACACGTTGCATAAATTGAAGTACATCTTTTAAACCAACACCATCTTTAAGCTTGAATACATTAGATGTACGAGCCATTTCAGATAACTCTTCTTCTTCAACATATGATGGATCTTCACCAAACATAGGATCTGGTGACATGTCTTCTATACCTGGAGAGGTTATTTCATCGTCTTCAGGGCGAGAATCTGCTGCCATTTGTTCAGCGCGATCTAAGGCTCCCATTGCTAGGGCTTCTAATTCATCTTCGTCGCCAGTTTCCATAGCTTGAGCAATTCTTTCATCTTCGGTTTGCTCATTTATGACTGCTTGAATTTCTTCAAGTATAATCTGCTTAATTTC